TGGTTGTTCTAGTAATTCTGTTGTTGTATTTGTAACAATACTTTTAGCTTTAAATAATTCAAAAGTAGCTGAAGATCTAAGAACTTCTATGTCCAATAACGTTGTACTACCTGAGTCATTACAAACTAGAATAGATTTTACTAATGCTGTTGTAGGTGGAACTGGTGGTGTTGCACCAGGATTTGCTGTCGGCACCGTAATTAAAGTTGTTAAATCTGTCGTAGTGACATCTAACATTGCGCTTTTAAATGTATTAGCCAAGGAAAAAAGCCTCCTGCTCTGATTCTGCCTTTATTTCACTTTGATAGTTTGTATTTAATAAAAGAATTATTTGATCAAGTAAGCTCACCATTTGGTCAAATTGACTGGCGTCATACTCTGGTGTAGCATTAGGTAATCTAGTTATTGTTATTTTTGACATTATCTTCTTCCGTCTGGTCTAAGTTGTATCTTTGTTGAACCAAGTCTCCAAGGTGTATCATCTACAGTATTTGTTTCGTATTTAATTTTCACTGCTCTACCTCTCCCTCTTACATCAATTTTCTCTGTTGTGCTACTAATAGTTCCTGATGTAGTCACTGTATTTGAGGATTGAGGGTATTGTTCTAAAGTTAATGTAGCTGTCATGTTGTTCGCTAAATTATCAAAATCTGGCACCAATTTACTAACTGACATTAACTCATCACCGTCAGCGATTTCTACCGAACCTGTTTGTAAGAAGGCAGAAATAGCCGTGCCATCTGCTTGGTTATTACCTGTTTCTTGTTCATAAATAAAAGATGCACCCGCTGTTAATCCTAGTATGGTTGATACGTTCGCTGTTGTGCTAGCGCTGTACTCTGTAGCAATTGGTAGTTCATACACATAAGCACCGAGCCATGTTGTTCTACCAAGACTGACCGTGTACCATGTGTTTTCTAGATAATTATAAGCAACACCTCTGTCTATTTGTGTTGCATTTGCAGAAGGATAATACCAAATAATTTCATTAAATGCTGTATTGAGCCCCACTGCAATATCATTCTTGTTAGTATAACTTATATCATCAAAAACATAATCTTGCACTGAACACGGCATTTTTTTAACGACACCATCATACAGGTAAAACGCATCATCTGACATCCAATAGGCTCTGCCATTTACTTCTATAGCGGCGTGTTGTGCTATCAAACCACAATTAGCACCTAGTTGTCTTAGACCAAAAGTAAAAGGTGTACCAACAAATTGAATACCATGAAGTGATGTATCGGTCCAAACAAGTATTTGACCCGATGATTTAACACCACCAACTATTCTCGAACCATCAGATATACGAAGTGAACCAGCTTCATTAGTTGAGACTGGTGTATAATCTGTTGCGTCCTCTCTATCAGAGAAACGGAACAATAAATCATCTTGTGTTGCTGGTGTGCCAATAGTTGTTTCCGTACCAAATATAAGTAAATGTCTTGTATCAGTAGATACTAAACTAAACCTAGATGCCGTTGGAGCATTAGATAATGCTGTTGCTCTTGCATCTATTGCGCCTGAAATATCTTTTATAAAAGTTTTACCATTTAAAACAGTAGCAATTAAGTCTTCACCAAAATTATCTAGTGACCAACTTCTTGCAGCTACAGTAACGTCAGAGGAAGAACGTGCCGTATCCCAAGTGCTGGCTCCCCATGTCTCTGTGCCCCATCCATAACCAAGTGTCGATGTAGATTCACCAACGCTAATTTGATAATTAGCATTACCTGTTCCACCACCTCCAGATGTAGTGCCAGTGGCGTTGCTAGTATGAGTGACTTTATATGTGTTAGAATCAACGTATGTGGTGACTTCAAATTCATTATTCATGTCTAAACCGTCAAGGGTAGAGAAAGAATCAAATGTAACAAAATCACCCTCTGCAGCACCATGAGAAGAGTCAGTGACAGTGACAATTGGCGAACCACTTGCAGTGGTAAAAGGATTAGATAATCCTGAAGCTGTTTCTCTAATTGGTGTAATGTCATAAAGTGATCCACCAGAGTATAAATATAGTTTTCTATCGGTGCCTAAAGCAAGATACCTGGTGCCATCTAAACCAATCCATGAATGCGTATCACGGACCACGCCTACAATAGTTTTGTTTGGATTAGGTAAATAAGACCACCCACCCCATCTCTCAGGTTTTCCGTAGTGAAAACGCACAAAATCTGAATCCGTGTATTTTCTTTGATCACCTGCTGAGTAAGCGGTATCTTGTTTGTCAATGCCTGGTTGGAATTTTAAATCTACTAATTTCATGTCGGAGTATACTAAATTATTTATTGTTTTGTGGCAAGAATTGAGTACCCACGTTGCCTTTAAACGAGTAATTACCGTAATGAGTCATACCACTCACAATATCTGCATATATTTTACCACCTATTTTCTGCCATAAACGACAAAATGCATAATCTTCAGATAAATATCTTTTGGTATCTGGCTCTATCATCGTGTCAAAAAAAGTATAATTCCACTTGGATGTGTCATGATAACTAAAGGTTTTGTCATGTGGAGCACCAATGTGTTGATCGGGTATAAATTTTAACTCAGGATAAGCTAAAGCCATTTTTTTAAAAACGTTTCTTTTTATTAACATAAAACCTGTAGCGCCATCTAATACTTCAATAAAACCTTTTTTAGATAAAACTTTTTTAGGGTCTTTAACATTTAAATTGTACTGCAATGAAGCTGCATGTAATTCATCTTCTGATATGTTTGGATTTTCTTGTGCTCTACTTTTAACTTTTCTCCAGTCAATTGTTTTACGAGGATACACACCTGTCACTACATCCTCATCTAAATCTAACATACGAAATACTGATTCAGGATTAAAAGCGATGTCTGCATCAATAAACAAAAGGTGCGTGTACTTAGGTTCATCCATAAATAATTGCACTAAAGTATTACGAGCTCTTGTAATTAATGACTCATTACCAATTGTGCCAAATTGTAATTCTATTTTTTTAGTGGCTGCTAACGCTGTTAGTTGTAAAACGCTTTTAAAATAATCAGCCGTAATCATACCACCATAACAAGGTGTGCCAATAAAAATTTTATGTGTCACTATAACTCACTGTTAAATATTCTATTTTCTTTATCCACCCTTTTGGTATAGCGATAGCACCACCGCCTGATACTTCATCTTTGTCTTTACTATAGGATCGCATAATAATTATTTTCTCAGGGCCGTTATGAACCATCCACCCCACTTCTTGGCACACGGCCAACGGAGCATCTATAACTTCTTTTATGTCAAGCCAACCTGTCTCTGTATCACGAGCATCTAACCACGTCACGCGGACCATCGGCACTTTATTAATATCTACCATTTAGTGTCATGCTCTCTATAAAAAATATTAAGTGTATATCTATTTGAGCTATCTCCAAAAGATTGTAGATCTGAGTGTGGTATTTTCATACCATTAAAAAATAATGCTCTGTTTTCTACAAAACCAATGTGTGAAGAAAGTTGATTATTGTGCATAAATCCCGTGCCATTGTTAAGAAGTGGTTCTCCTTTTACAAATAAAAGAAAGTTTGCAACATTTCCTTTGTCATCGTCTGTATGAAACAAAGGTTCATCTTTATTTTCTCTTAAATGTGCACTCACGGATACTGGTTCAAGATTTCTATGTGGAAAAAAGTATTGTTTAATTAGTTGTAATAAAGGGTCATCGTGAAAACTTTTTGGAAAAGTATGTCTATGGCCATAAAGTTTACCTTCTGGGTTTTTTACCCCACTATAATTTATTTTTTGAAATGTTTCTTGTAATGACTTTAAAGTTTCTTCACTTAAAAAATCATCAACGTACATAACAAATTTTGTTTCTTTATTATGACGCATTAGTTTTCAAGTGGTACTGGTTCGTCCTTTTTAATCAAATGTAAGTTAAAAGATACCGATCTTCTCTCTTCATTTGGTGTTCTAAATGGATATACGCCGTGCGCTAACCAATTTGGAAACAAGAAAATGTCGCCAACTTTTGGTGACTCTTGATGTTTGTGCCCACTAAAGGTTGCCGCTTGACCATTAAACCAACATATATCACCTACTGTTGGATAGTGGTCTTCTCTTGCGTATTCTTCTGGTAAACTTTTTGGTACTCGTAAATAACATACACCCGATAATTGACCCTCGTGTATATGAAAAGGATTAAAGTCTCCCGCCCACTGGCTCACGGCCCACATTGACTCAATAACCATCTTACCAACAAACTCTGGTTTAATTGTTTCACTTGCTGGTGGTATGGAAATATAATTCTTTACCATCTCACCAATCAACTGCACCATTGGCATAAACTCTTCGGTGTTCATCCAGTCTTGAGGATAACGAACTTCTTGTTTAACATTACCTGCTAAGTTACCTGAGTGATCAAATTCTTTTGATAACTTCTCATCTGTTAACATCTCTGTTGCTTTATCATCCAACATTTTGGTAATAAAATCAGGCATTCTACCTCTCATAATGGTAGGACCAAAAGGTCTAATTGTGTCAAACTTCAACACTGTTTCAGTCGATTGTTTCTTTTTAGCCATGCTATTCCTTTCTCAACATAAATATCTATTGTCATATAGCAAATATTTGCCTATAAATATAGAATTAAATAGGCTTATTTATCCAAGGTCAGCCTCCTTGCCTTTTATAACAATATCATGAATTGCTAAGGAGTACATGTTAAAATCGGTTTTAAGAAGAATAAGAAAAGGGTTTAGAGATATAGGCAGTTTTGCTGGAGATAACCCATTGGTAACATTAGGGGCAGCAGCCTTTGGATTACCAACATTGTTTGGTTCAACACCAAGTAATTTTATAGGTGGCGCTGCAGATTTTTTACTTGGTGGTAAAGCTAATCCCGTAACCGAAAGATTACGTAAGATAGCTGGAATGGACACTGTAGGTAGAACAGGCGGCTTTCTTGAAAAATTAATGCCAGGTGGTATTAAAGATTTAGCGCCTTATCTTTCAGCGATTCTTGCAAAAGATCAATTTGAAAATTT